TCTTTACGCATGGTTGCAATATATTCATTAGCTCTCCAGCCGTCTTGAATTCTGTCGCTTAAACTAAACGGTCCTACTGCGGTGCTTAATCCGCTAGACAATGTACCAAAGTTATCTACATTAGTAACTCTTGCCCACGAAAATTCAGTTTCATCGCTTGGGTTTACAAATTTAATAAAATTATTTTCTATAAACATCCCGAAGCCGTCTACTCTGTTATCAAGCACACTTAAGTTTCCTGGATCGCTTGTGGTTTCTGTAAAGTAACCTGTGCCACTTGTACCTAGTGTAACCGGTAAGCCCTTCCAAATTATATTCTTAGTCTCTAAATCAAATTTGTTTACATCGGTTACGTTCCACGACTGCCTAAATTGTTCGTAAACAAAGTTGTTCAAATTTGTATTTTTCAGTACGATTGGCAAATCATATGTTATAGATTCAGTAGTTGTATTATTTTCGTTAATAGTAACGCTATCGGTTCCGTTTACAAATTCAGTATAGATAGCGCCGTCAGTAGTGTACACATCGACATTTTGATATGTGCCTGTTGGATCATTAATATCTATAAATCTACTATGGCCAGCGTGAGTTTTATTAATAGCTTTTAATTTAGTAATATTTGTTGTTTGGCTATAAGGGAATACATTATAGTCCTGCGCACTTACCATTCTGTTTTGAGTATAGTAAACCTGCGGAGCACGTTCTTTAATTGCCGCTTTACTTTCTGGAGGTAAGCTATTGCTTACACTATCTTGTAAACTAAAAGTAAGTGTAAGGTTAAACTGTGTACCTTGAGCGTTTAAATAAGGAATTGTAATCCTAGCGTTTCTCGCATCTTCTGGCTGTATTGTAAAAGTTTCTGGATCACTAGTTCTGTAGTACAATCTAAATAATCCGTAAGGAATATCGCCAAAGTTTCCATCTGGAAATCTTAGCTTAATGCCTGAACTGTTTAAATTTTCAACCGCATAAAGTGTCCTAGTACCAAATGCTACATCGTTATAATTTAGTGTTTGCCCTACAGTATTTGGAATTTTAGTCCACTGGTTAAGCACCGCACCTGAAGAATCAATTTCCTGCAGGAATACATCTGTTTCGTTTATGTTTGCGATTCCTATTTCTTCGGTTCTATTTTCTACCGCAGTTGTATAATTGTAATCGTTGTATGCAAGTGATCCTTGTTTAAACATTACAAAAAAGCCGGTATTGCTACTGCTAATTCCTGTGCCATCGTTTCTGTATATAAGATTAAAATTATTAATAGGATCCGGCGGCAACTCCGAAAAGACACCATTGTCTTCGAAATCTGGATTTACAGCTTGGAATGCTCTAGTTACACCGCTTACATTTAAGTTAAATGAATATGCTAAAGGCGAACTTAATGCGGTTTTAATTTCATACAAATCTGTAGGAATGTTATTTACTGTTCCGGATTTAGTAGGTGTACTAAATCTGTTAGTTGAATTCATAGCGGCATTTAATATAGTAATAAACTGTTCGTAACTATCCGGATTATTCGCATCATCCCAAAATACGTCAACATTGTTTAACTCATTACCTAAACTATCCTGTATAGGCTCGGAGGTTTTAACTGCTACAATCTTCATTAAGCCGCTTGCTGGGATATTACGCTTTGGGTTATACCCAAGCATACGTGCTAATTTGAAAACACTATCTCTACGTTCAGCAGTTTCTAGGAAATTTTCACGGCTGTTAAGGTCCATTCTAAATGCTAGTGACTGAGACAAATAAGCTAGCAATTCAATAATTGCTATAAATTCTGAGCTCTCGATATAGTCATTAAAATTTTCAGGGAAATTTGTGCGGACGTACTCAACAAGCGCGGATCGTATTGTGTCAAAATCGTACGCTTGGAAATTTACCTCACTATATGCGCGGTAAGCAACTTTCCAGTCTTCCGCGGCGAATAAATTGTTCTGTCTGCTCACTAATGCCATATTTTAACCCTTACTGTTCTTGTCTTGTGAATTCTAAGTATAGAATGTCTTTGCTGTTTAGTATCACATATTTTAGTTCTACTTCCACTCTTATAGCATGGTCTGATGAGAAAATTGAAATATTAATCAACTCAACCCTTGGGTCTTTGTTGACTATTCTTTCCACATCATCGCTTATATCCTGCTCTGTAAAAGTATCAGTCGGATCCATAAGTAAGTCCCAAACAATACTACCAAAATTTGGACGCATTACTCTTTCGCCTTTTCTGGTGTAAAATTCGTTTTGGAGGTCTCGTTTCACCAAATCCACGTCGGTAAGTGTATACGGTGCTCGAACCTTGTCTACTGTGCTAAATCCCCTGAATAATCTTGCCATACACATATTTATCAATATCATTATAAGATACTTTAATTCGCCAAATATTAGGTTGACTTATATCAAAGATTATGTATAATAGCTTTGTGACTTAGAAATCACGTTCCATTAACAACCAAAGGTAAACAGAGATGTTTAAATTAACCAAAGAGTTCGAAGTACTAACAAAAAAAGCAAATGGACTCAACAAAAGACTGGGTATGAATCGTTTTCATACTATCTTCCAAACTAACAAGCGATTTGTTACTGTCGGCGTTTACGATAGTGTAACTAAGAAGTACGAGTTGTTTGACAGCATTAATTTTGCTGGCAATTATCGGTATAACAAAAATGTTAAGCCGCCTGAATTTGCCAGAATGGAAAGAATGCTTTCTATTTAAGTATTACCATTCCCTAAGTACTGGTCCCTAGCTTCCCTTACATTTAATGCATTTTGGGCATAGTTAGGGCTAGTACTGTCCGGTAACGGCACTCCATCCGGTGTAGCAAATATTTCGCCTTCTAGTTGCCTACGTTGCACATAATCATCTTGTGTTACACCTTCGCGGGAAGTAAATTCCATCATTGCTTTAGGTACCCCACCATAATTACCACTGTTTAGCTCAGATAACGCTTGGCTTTTTGCAAAGTTGTTGGTACCTACGTGGTTAGCCATGCTAGTTAGTGCCACCATTTGATTATCCGAAATCGGTACTTTTATTGAATTTTTAATAGAGTTTGCCGTAGCATTTAGGTCAGCTATTAATAACGTTTTAGCCGAGGTATCTGCCAAACCGTTAGAAAAATCTATTATCCTATTGCCTGCGGCATCTTGATATATTTTAGTTGTACCATCTGTTTGTACAGATACTCCGGCTTTAGCTAATGCCTTTTCTAACTCTTCGGGTGTTCTTGCGGCTTGTGCGGCACTGTTTATTCCATCCTTTAATGCGGCAATTGCGGTGCCTTGTACGTCTGATATAGCGCCCTGGGCATCGATTGCTACAGCTTTTGCCCTTGCGCTGAATTCACTAATTTTCTGTCCTAGGCCTGTAACAAACGTTGCTTTTGCCCCATTCAATGGTTTAGGAAATCTTAACGGAGGAATAGAACTTAATATTGCGCCTGACATTGCGGATAAAGCTGGCGCATTAAGTAACTGCTTTTGGCTAGCCGGAGAAAAGTTGTTTGCTACCTCTTGGGGTAATGACATGTTTGCGGCGCCGGATGCTGTGTGTCCTATCCCATTCATTATTCCAGATGGAGTGTTAGCCGGGGCTGGAATTTGTTCACCGGCGGCATTGGCTAAGCCGTTGCTTCCGTCCGGTAAACTGCTGGTTAGTGCTGTATTTGGTGTCATCGCTGTTGGATTATCTTTTGTTGGATCAGGCGTAGCGTGTCCGTTATACGGCTCCGCAGTAGGCATAGATGATAAAATTGTGGCTACTTTTGCTGTTTTACCAGTGCGCTTTCCGCCGGTGGTTAGTGGTGCCGGGGCCGTAGTATCATATTCAGCTTGTTTTTCTGGAGCGTCTTGTAATTTTACAGTAGTTAACGGTTCGGCAGTTTCTGCAACCTCAGCTGATGCGGCATCGGGGCCATTGCTATTAAGTAAAATTTGGGGAGCATTTTCTACAATGTCTTTGCCGGCTGTAAGCAATGTTGATTCGCTTGACTTAATACTAAAGTTTTTCCCGCTTTGCTGATTCATTGCTTTTCCAGCTTTTATATTCACATCGGCACTGCTGGTTGCATTAATCGGTCCTGATGAACTTAGGTTAATGTCACCATAATATGCTGTGCCGTATATATTTTTTTCTGCTAATAAACTTACATCGGATTTGCCTTCTACTTGCACTTTACCTCCGGTGCCCTTGCCTTCGCCTAAGTAGTCGCCGGCTACGTTATCGCCTGCGGCTTTTATGTTTACATCTTGCCCTGCCTCTATGTTTACATTGTAATCAGCACGTATATTAAAGTCTTTCTTTGCTCTCATGTTTATGCTACCTTCAGCATACATTAAAATATCGCCTGCTTGGTTTAATTCCATCCAAGCCTTGCCTTCTTTATTAATAAGGTATATAATGCCCTTGGTGTCATCTAAAAGTAACTGATTGCCTTGCGCAGTTCTTATTCTTATGTTTCTACTTTCTAAATTATCATCAAGTGTAATACTATGCCCACCTAATCTATAGTCGAAATTTTCCGGATCTCGCGGACCAGGAGTAAGTAAACCAAAAACCTCGCTGGGTGATTCTCTGCGAGCCGAACTGTTTCCTGCACCTCGTACTGGATCGTGTGCTAAACCTTGCTTAGTTATAGCTTCTGCTAAGGTATGCTGTATAGGCCTAGTTGCGTTGTTATGGGAAGTTTCTGCGCTACGTTTATTCTTTTCCATTGTAGGCAAATTTACGCCAGGCGCTTGAAATGTCTTTCCGCCTGCGTTACCTGGAAGCATATAGTTAAATTTGTCTTGGTATAAGCAACTTATTACTAGAGGATTTTTTGTGTTACCGTCACCGAATGCAATGAGAACTAAGTTTCCTAAATCCGGAGGCACTGCCCATAGACCGTAACTGCTTGTCGTTTGTTGAGGATTTTCTACCTCTGTTCCTGCTTGTCTAGGATCTGTACTACCAGCAAACGGACTTGTCCAGGTCGCATCAAAGTAGCCAGTGCCTGTGTTTTTATCTTTTCCGATAGCGGGAACGAAAACTTTAATTGTTCCTGTTCTGCTTACATCTTTTGTAGCAATTACTTCCGCAATATAAATCCCGAAAACTGGATCATCGTTGCGTTTTCCGATTGGATTAGTTCTTGTACTTCTCAAAGTGTTGGGACTTCTTGACATTAGCTGTCATCCTCATCTGTTGTGCTTTCTGCTTCATTTTTTATTTTACTTAATTGTAATGAAGATTCCTTTATTAAGTTTACATTTTGTACAAATACCCCGTCACTAAATGTATGTATAACTGATTTAATTGTGTACAGTCCTGTTATAAAATATGAAGTTCCTTGCGGCGACCAGTACCCTGTATTCTCATCTTCGTTTTCAACATTAAAGTCAAATCGCCTAGGTGTTTGCAAATTAAATAATATGTAATTATCGTCCCCTGCAAGGTTGGCGCTTTTTTCGTCACTAGCATTTATTTCATCTGTTGCGGCACTGCCTTTTTCATTTGCACTAACAGATCCAGTTAAATCTGGTCTGCCTAAGTACCACGGGTCACCTTTAATCTCCATATCCAATGTAACCAAGAAATCAGATGCGGCATGCTGTTCTAGCAAATAACCAAAAATTGTATTCCTAACTGTACCGTCATACGTTGCGTCTGCTACCTGGCTTTGTATATGGTCAGTAACAATACTCTGTTCTGCACCTACCTCTGAAGATTCCTCAGCTTCTAATTCTTTTCTCTTATCTTGTGTAGCCCTTACTGCGTAGTCTTCGGCGGCTGCGGCGTCTAGTCTTTCCGATACACTTCCTAAAATGTCTGGGGCATATACATAACCGCTTAACGTAGGAGTATAATCTGTGCCATCTAAATTTTTAGTAGTATCGCTTGTTGTATTACTTTTAGCTAATTGTTTTTCTGCGTTAAGAGCCGCTCTTACTATGTTCTTATCTGCTAATGCGTTTTTAAATAGTGAAGCATTAAGACCTGTTTTGTTTTGTAGTAAGTCTGCCGCTTCGCTTGCATTAAATCCTAATATTTGAGTCGCAAAGTTTTTAACATCGTTTTCCCTTTCTGGATTTGACAATAAGTCTCTTACAAGATTTCCTAAGGATTCTTCATTTCTTATTTTAACGGCTTGTGTGGCTATAGTTTCGCCAGTCAAATCTTCTGTGGCACTAGCTTCCGAACTTAAAGTGGCAGCAAGTGTTGTGCTTGTGTCGCCGGCGGCTCCGCCTGATGGCGCACTTAAAATTGCTATCGCAGGATTATAAACTATTTTACAATTTCTAATTTGGTCGTTAACACCTGTATAAAAATAATTATACGATTTTTTAACAGGCATTGCATTAACTCGACTCTCGGTCTCTTCCGGTGTTAAGTTTGCACTTTCGTCGACATTCTTTTGTGCCGTGCTTTTTGCGGTAGCATATATGACCGGTTTATATATAGTTCTTATTGCGTATTTTTTTCTCTTTTTATCATAACCTAAGTATTGTATGCTTGCGTTAATCCTAAACCAATATATAAATGGGCGAGATTTATCTACTTCTAGGTCTCCTGCTTCGTTAGGTTTTACACTTCTCGTTGCCTTATTATAAAACTCGTCATTCATCGACAATAGTGTAGCAATGTACCGATCTAATTTTATCTTTTCTCTTACTGTAATCTTTGCTTGGTTTGGGACAATGTCTGAGGTTCCGGTATCTTTCGGTGCTTCTACTAAAATTGCTCGTTGCTCTGCTTCGTCTTTCCCTTCAATTTCCGGATTCATAATACGATTTATTTCTTCTGCTTTTTGCTCATCCGGAGTTGTAATTGACAAATCTGTTAATGCATACCTTCCTTCGGTTAGACCTGACAAATCTATAGCTATTTCATCCTGTATAGAGTAGTCGTTATAATTCTCATTCGAGTACTCATTAATTTTTTTAACTAAGTCTTCTACGTGTTCCTCAATAGTAGATCCAACAGAATCCATTTCTTTAGGAACACGGAAAGCATCGTCACTAAAGGCAGTGGCTGTGTCTGTAACACATGCAAATGAATAAGTACTTCCTTCATCTGTTATTTCTAAGGTTACGGCACTGAGTGTTAGCCTGAAGCGATACGGGCCGGGGCCATCTGTCGGAATGCCGCCTTTATTAACATCATCGAGATCATCTGTGTAGCCTTTAAATATAATTTCTAAAAACATAGGAGCATTGTTAGCTAAGACTTTGTCGCCCAGATATGCTTTAGCCGCTATAATTTGATCGAGAAAATCAGCTGAGCCTGCCTGTGTAATTTCAAAACTAACCTTTGTAGGTGATATAGTATTGCCAGGCCCTGGAATAGTTTCAATCTCTATGTTATCAATTTGTGTTCCTGTTACTCCTGTTTGTGCCAGTATTACAGTTTCGGAAGGATCAGCTATCATTGCGCCATTCAAGTATCCGCCTCCAGTATTGGATGCCGATGCCGCACTTGATCCTGTTTCAGCTCTTGCGTCTGTACTATCTTGCGACGATTGAACGGATGATTGTGGATTGCCGGTAACAGGCGGGATCATATAAAGTTTAGCATTATATTGATAGCTATCGAACTTATCTAATACATTACCATATACTGTTTTCTTTATTATCGGTTCATAGTTTTCTGCTGGTGTAATGTCTGCCATGTTATCCTGTTAGCTCTTGTGCTGTTTTTTTACTAGGTAATTTAATAACTAGTCCTTCTTTAAACCCTTTAATAGGGTCTTCTATAACATCTAGATTTCGTAATACAATAATCCACCAAAGTCGGCTGGATCCATACAAGTCGTATGCTAACAAATCAACTCGTTCGCTGTATTTGGATTCAATAATATAGGTTGTGTCGCTTGCAGTCGCAGGAACTTTTGGCAGATTATTAACATCCTGGAATATGTCATATACTCCAGCATTACGCATAAAACTATCTTTTCTATTAAAACTAGCCATTATATAAATCCATCCTCGTAGTTTTGTCCAGTAGTAAATGCGCCTAAATCAAATCGTTTGCGCAATTTGTGTGGGGCATAAGTTGGCTGTAATGTAACCATAATATCTGCTATAGTTGGCACGTATGTAGTTTCTTTCTTACCGTTTACATTTGTTTTTACTGGAACGTAGTCTACACTGTCGGACAGTGTCATACTGTAGTTAGTAACTACTACTGGAACTTTGTTAAATCCATGACTTCCTAAGTATTCAAATAACATAACAGGAGGAGGTGTTCCGTATAGTCCTGTAGTTACTGCTGAATCCCCGGTAAATGCTTTAGTTGCTACTTTTAAGAAGTGCATGACACCAAGTAGATACCTAGCTTCTTTTTGAGAGTTTGCAGAAAATTCAGCTTGCACTGGTATAATAGGAGGTGTACTATTTTTATATGTAACTAATGGATAGTTTTGTCCGTGGAAATCTGTAGGGGTATAATTAGCAGAGCCCGATAGGAATATATTTGGAGTGTACTGCCATACTAATCCGCCTGAATTATGTAACGGTTTTAGCAAATAATCAATGTTGTTTGGTGTTTTAGTGCCGTCGTGGTCACCATACCAAAACAATGCTTGGCCACCGTCTTTAGGACGCAGTCTTGCTCGCCAGTCTACAGAAGTAGTAATACCTTCCTGTGTGCCAGTGTCGGGTACTTGGTCCGCAAAAGATTCGACCTGCCTGCTAAGTTCTAAACTCCTAGAGGTTAGTAGTCCTTGTTTTATTGCTTCGCTGATAGGGTTGTTACCGGATTTATAATTGCGGTAGCCTTCTACAACTGTACCTATTGCGTCAAACGGATTAAGTGCCATATGTTCTCCTTATGTTCATATTTATCATTATCTTTAAATACTGTTTTAATATTGGTTGCCAGTTTTTGGGCATTTTTGCCACTTTTTTACGTATATAGTATAATGCGGTTGACTTCTGTATGCGTCCATGTATACTAGTTGTTAACTGCGCCACGGAGATAATAATGATAAAAAAGACGCCGCCAGTTAATTATCTTAATAACAAAGATATATTAAAAGAGATACATAAAAGCAAGATGTCGTTTTGCTTTTTGACAGATGAAAAATACTTCTTACCCGATATTATTTTAAACGATATCGAAGACATTACCAAAGAATATACTGTACAGCACCCTGTTTTAGATGAGAACGGTAACCCCGAACTCACTGAAACTGGTCGTGAACGCTTTACAATCGAAAAGCGTACAATTATGCAGGATGCTAAAGAAAACAAAGCATCTCGTATCCAAAGCGAACGTTATGCGGCTGCAATGAAGCTACATGACCGCGCTGACTATAAAAACAAGCCCAAACAAAAAGACTTTGCTATAGATATTGCCGAGTTTGATGACGAAGAGATAGTCTTTAGGGTGATGACGTTTGACCATATCCCGTTGGCTCCGGGACGTAAGAAAACTATACGCAACGAAGGCGACAGCTACGAAAAGGTAAATTTCCCTCCTTTTAAGCATTATGCTTACGTAGATGGCAAAATTACCGAAGTCGCAAGAAGCCACTGGAAGGGTGATATGGAAACTGGCGAATTCTGTTGTACACATGGTAGACTTACTAATAAGCTAGGTACAATGATGTTGAAGCTAGTTGAACGTTATTCCCATCGAGGCAATTGGAGAGGATACACTTACGTAGATGAAATGCGTGGACAAGCCCTTGTACAGCTATCTCAAATTGGCTTACAGTTTAATGAATCTAAGTCAAACAACCCATTCGCATATTACACTGCGGTAGTAAACAACTGTTTTACTAGGGTACTTAATATAGAAAAACACAATCAAAAAATTAGGGATGACATTCTTATAGATGAAGGCCACTTACCTAGTTATGGCAGACAGTTGGCACACGAAGCAGAAATGCGTAATATGAGAGAAGCCGCAGAAGCAGAAGATACCAACGATATTTAAGCCTTACAATAATAATAAGAACGAGAGGTTACATGAGTAAACAATTATTTAAAACAGCCGCAGTTTTCACAGACATTCATTACGGATTAAAGCAAAACAGTCGTGTCCATTTAGAGGACTGCCACCGCTTCATAGATTGGTTTATTGCCGAAGCAAAAGCAAGGAATGCCGAGACTTGTATCTTTTTAGGAGACTGGTCTCATCATCGTTCCACTATTAATGTAGCAACGTTAAACGCTAGTATCAAGGACTTAAAGAAGTTAAACGATAATTTCGAAAAAGTATACTTTCTAACTGGAAACCACGATTTGTATTTTAGAGACAAGCGTGATATGAATAGTATTGAGTATGCTAGAGACCTGCCTAACGTTGTTATGGTGGATCAGCACTTTGTACAAGATGATGTTGCTATTGTTCCGTGGCTTGTTGGTGATGAACATAAAAAGCTATCAAAACTTAAGGTTAAATATTTTTTCGGACATTTAGAACTTCCGCATTTTAGAATGAACGCTATGGTAGAAATGCCAGATCACGGAGGTCTAAAAGCAGAAGACTTAACTGGGCCTGACTATGTGTTTAGCGGCCATTTCCACAAAAGACAATACAATAGCAACATCCATTATATCGGAAACGCTTTTCCTCACAACTACGCCGACGCAGGCGATATAGACCGCGGTGCTATGTTTTTAACATGGGACGAAAAGCCTATATATGTAAACTGGTCAGAGTGTCCTAAGTATAATGTGTTTACATTAAAACAATTGCTAGACAATCATCAAACACTACTTGACAAATACACCTATGCTCGTGTAAAATTAGATATCAATATTTCGTATGAGGAAGCTACATTTATTAAGGAAAATTTTGCAGAACAGTATAACGTAAGGGAATTACAATTAATCCCTGTTAAAGAAGACCAAGGGGAATTCGAAGGTGGCGAGATTAAATTTGAGAGTGTAAACCAAATTGTAATCCAACAGTTAGATACTTTAGATTCTAGCACAATAGATAAACACAAACTTATAAAGATCTACAACGAACTGGAGACATAATGAATAAAACAAAATACAGAATAGTCGAAGAAACCGACGGATACGGAAGAACTAGGTTTGCAATTGAAGAAGCGTGTAACCCGCCGGGATGGAACAATGCCGAGGACGTATGGGTTTCGGCTTTTGGTAAGACGTTTAGCAAATTAAGTAAAGCTGAAAAATTTCTAGACGACTTTGTTAAAGGTCAAGTTGTATCAAAAAAATATCACAATTACACTTATTAAGGCGGAGACATAATGAGTAAGCAATTTCGTATAGCAGAAGAGACCAATTCTAGAGGTGTGAAAAAATTTCGCATAGAACAACATAATAGTGATGATAGCAAATGGATTTCGTATTGCAATAACCGTTTTTCTTCTCTTGAAGAGGCACAGGACTTTATAAAGTACCACGAAGTTACAGTTGAGTATCATTACTTGGATGCAAACTTTGAAATTAAGAATACAGAATCAGTTTAAAAGGAATAAAAAGAATGCTTCGCATTAAAAACGTAACATGTAAGAACTTTATGTCAGTCGGGAATAATACCCAAGCGGTGACTTTTGAAAATTCGCAACTTACCCTTGTGTTAGGACATAACTTAGATTTAGGTGGCGATGGCTCACGTAATGGTACAGGTAAAACTACTATTATTAATGCTTTAAGCTATGCTTTGTATGGAGAGGCGTTAACTAATATTAAGCGTGATAATCTCATTAACAAAACAAACGGCAAAGGAATGTTAACTACGGTCGAGTTCGAAGTCGATGGCACTGATTATAAAATCGAACGTGGAAGAAGACCGTCTGTATTAACACTATCTATAAACGGTGTTGATGTTAATGAAGATAATGAACAGCAAGGCGACAGCCGAGAAACACAGAAAACTATTACTAAGATTATTGGTTTTCCGCATAACATGTTTAAGCATCTTGTAGCACTTAATACATATTCGGAGCCATTTTTAAGTATGAAGGCAGCGGATCAGCGTGACATGATCGAACAACTTTTGGGTATTACAGAGCTTTCCGAAAAAGCCGAGATACTAAAAGAGAAACTTAAAGACACTAAAGACCGTGTTAAAGAAGAAGAAGTAAGGATAAACGCAGTTAAAGATAGCAACGAACGTATAGAAAAAAATATTTCGGAACTTAAAAAACGTAGTAGTATATGGGAGACAAGTAAAGAAACAAAAATTATCGATCTCGGAAGTGCTATACTAGATTTAGAGAAGATTGATATTGACGATGAGATTGTTAAACTTAAAGCATTGACACATATTACTGAATTAACTACGCAAATGAATACGTTAAAATCGGAAGAGGCTAGATATCTTACTTCGTTAGGACGATCTGAGACTAGAATTAAAAAATTAAAAGCCGATGTAAAAAGTGCGAAAGATGGCGTATGTCCTGCTTGCGAGCAAAGTACAGCACACTTAGACACGCACGAAGCATACACTAAAGAACTAGAAGAGAAGTTACAAGAAGAAGAAAGCTATTTTAAAGAACTAGAAGAATCTGCAGAAGAAGTACAGATGCAGTTACAATATTTGTCAATCCCTCCTACTCCTAAAGTATTTTACAGCACATTAGAAGATGCATTAGAGCATAAGCATAATTTAGAAATGCTTCGTGGGCAGATAGAAGAAAAAGCCGCCGAAGATAATCCGTATGTAGAACAAGTTACTATGCTTAAGGAAACTGGATTACAAGAAATTGATTTCTCGCTAATGAACGATTTAACTGATTTACGAGAGCACCAAGAAGTGCTATGGAAACTCTTAACTAACAAAGACAGCTTTATTCGTAAACGTATTATTGACCAGAATATTATGTACTTAAACCATCGTTTAGCGCATTATTTAGAGAAGCTAGGGCTACCTCATGAAGTAAGTTTTAGCAGTGATTTGAGTACAGAAATCACCGAATACGGCAGAGACTTAGACTTTGATAACTTAAGCAGAGGCGAAAGAAATCGTCTTATTTTAGGACTTAGCTGGGCATTTAGGGATATGTATGAAAGCCTTAACCGCCCTATGAACCTGCTTGTTATTGACGAATTAATAGATAACGGACTAGATCAGTCTGGTGTAGAAAATGCGCTAGGCATACTTAAAAAGATGTGCAGGGAGCAGAACAAGAATATAATGCTAGTTTCGCACAGAGAAGAATTACAAGGGCGTGTTAATAATATACTAAACGTAGTTAAAACAGGTGGATTTACAGAATACGACCCGGATGTAGAGCTAGTTTAAGCAACGCCAGTATTAAGTATGTCCAATCTAAAATCACGTAAATACGTGTATGGACTGGACATACAAGGGCAAGTTAGTAACAGAGTTACCTGAGGGTTGCGAGGCATTTGTTTATTTAATTACAAATTTAACAAATGGGCGCAAATACATAGGTAAAAAGTTAGCTAAGTTTAAAAAAACAAAGCCTCCTTTAAAAGGGAGGAAGAATAAAAGACGATCAAAAGTCGAATCCGATTGGAGAGACTATTGGGGATCTAGCGATAACTTGTTAGCAGATGTCGAGAAATTAGGTAAAGAACATTTTACCAGAGAAATACTACATTTGTGTCCTAGCAGAGGAGTAGCAAGTTATCTTGAGGCTGTCGAACAGGTTGAAAGACGAGTCTTAGAGACCGATGACTATTATAATGGCATTATTAATGTGCGTATTGGTGGATCAAAAATACTAAGAGAGACGCTACAGGAAATGAGGAATGATGATAAATAATAATGAGTTCGCGGGCAGGCACCCCAACTCTCTAATACTAAACAAGAGTATCAGCATGATTTATTTATACCTCAAGACCCATAATGTAACAGGATTACAGTATTTAGGAAAAACTATTTCCAATGACCCGCATTTATATCAAGGTTCCGGTAAAGTATGGAAACGCCATATTAATAAACACGGGTATAACGTAACCACCAAAATTTTATTAGAAACAGAAGATACAGAAGAACTGAGGAATGTCGGATTATACTATTCGCGTATATGGAACATTGTTGAATCTAAAGAATTCGCAAATATAATTCCTGAGGCTGGAGACGGCGGTAATACAGGGCCGTGTTCTAAGATTACTAGGGCAAAACTATCCAAAGCTAATACAGGCAGAGTACACACTAAAGAAGCACGACAACACTATTCGGTGGCGCAACAAAAACTCGCGCCACATCATAGTAAAAAAATGAAAGAATACTTGTCTATTCCTGAAAATTATGAAAAAAGATGTAAGCAGTTAGCATCTAATTGGGATAATCCAGAGCATCGAGAAAAAATGTCTGCGACTATATCATCCCTTAAATGGTGTAATGATGGTGTTCGCAATTATAGAAAAAAAGAAATACCTAATAACATGATACCGGGGAAATTAAAAAAAGCATTAAAAGATTTATAACTATATAGCACACATGGCAAAACACACTACAGCACACATGGCAAATCATAACAACACCCTTACCGCCTCTTAATAATGCGCACCGCATAGGGTTACTCCGAGCCTAGGTAACTAGGCTCTACACTTTGGCACAATCTGGCATACATTAAGGCACATTATAGGAACTACACCGCAACCCAATTATGGGCTCCTTGAGGTGGCGTCAAGCTCGCCATCAGAATCTGGAGATGTAGTCGTAAAGATGCAACAACGTTATGGCATTAGACTGATGTAGGAAATGAGAAAAAGCAACCTACATGTTAATATAATTTAATTCGACCAGGTTATATTAGCATCCGCGGAGCGCGAAAGCGCAGTGACGGTAGTGTATAGGGAGAGAAGGTCCGCCGCTTCCTGAGGCACCCGAGTTTGAAATGGTGACGCGTCTCGTGAAGACCGCTATTTTTTTCACCCGTGTATGCGGGTGAATTATGGCTTAACGTTCGTGAATATATCATCGCTTAAGCGTTTGATTATAGATATATCTTCTTTAAAAAATATTCTACAAATGAAAGAGTGAGTGTTAACGAACGATTGAAAGCAGTAGAATAAGACACGAAGTGTCTAGTTAGTGTTAGAGCATTTCGTTATTTGATTTGCCTGATTTCTGAGCATTGTAGGTATTAAGTGTTTTAATAAAAAGATCACGTTCTAACGCAGACATACACCATGCTTCAGTCCATGATACTGCACCTTCTGAATAGATTACCATTTCGGCTATCTGCTTTTCTAATGTAGCTTGTTGACCTTTTAGCTTCCCAAGATACGCAACTATCTCTTCGGGCTCTGAATGTGCTAGGAAGCTGTGAAAAAAGTTACAGGGTCAAAATTAACATTGCCATCAAATACTGTAGGATTTCCATCTTCATCTACGCATCCTTCAGTTGAGCATTGTAATTTAGTGGAATGATTTATTCCGATAGAATTGATTGTTTTAATTTTCGCTTCAATAGCATTGCCTACAGAAGATTCAACATTATTTAAGAATTCTTCTATATGGGTACGGTCAGCAACAATTTGAGGTTCACCTTCTTCGTCAGTTATGGTAATAGAAGCAATACTGTCAACTATAAGTTTGAAATTAAGCTCTGCTATCTGCTTAAAGTTGTCGTTAAACAAGTGTAAACGTTCAAGATCGTCTGTTACGTCAGCTATACTTTGTAAACTTCTGGTGCTTTTAAAGTTAGTAATACCGGCGCTAATAGTGCTTTCATAAGTAAAAGGTCTAATCTCGATATGTAATCCATTGTGTTCTATGCTGTAAGAATCTTCTAAAACTTCCATAGACCCTATAGCAACTTCTACACTTGCGACACCTGTAACTTCTTCGTTACATTTTGGGCAAGTAGCAGTTACATCAACATCGTCACCGTATGTTGCGCCTTGTATAGCTACTAACAAAACATCAACATCACTGCTCATCATTTGTCTAGCATTTTTAACAGCAGGAACACAGCTCTGTATTACTTGCGCAACAGCTTCACCATTTAACAATGCGTCTGGGTTTTTTAGTGCCATTTCGTCTTTTGCAGTCATCGGGAATACAGGCAGTTCGCCAGATTCAGGCATATCAACTACAGTCTCGTCATAAAATTTTCCTCGGGAAGGAATAGGTGTGTATAGCTTAGGTGCTCTGTAATACGCACTTAATGGATTTTTGTTGCTCATTTAAAACTCCTGTTAACCAAACAGATAAATAGTTGTACACTGTTTTGGATTAGTTATAACAGTATTTATCCAATAATTAAACAGTGTTTTATTGAAACGGAACAAAATGGCTGATTTAACAATTAATATGCCCGATGGCTCAATTGCTAGGATACCTAACTGGGTACTAGACAAAACTGCCGCGGATATGCTTACAGAACTAGAAAAAGTAAACAAAGGGTTATCGGCACAATTAAAGCTGTTAGTAGATAATGCTAAACGTGAAATGGACGCTTCAAAGAAAGCCGATGCCGAAGCTGACCGAGACAGAGAAGAGCTACTTAAAGCTACAGAAAAAGTAGCAGATGCTATTGCAGAAAACAACAAAGAGAATAAAAAACAAAAATCCTCAGGCGGTATCATAGGAGCCGCAAGCGACAAGTGGGCAAGCAGATTGGAAAAATCTGTTAACTTCGTTGCTGGATCACTTAGCGTACTAGGGAAAACAATAACTGCGGGCGCAGGCATTATTGGAACAGCATTAGGCGTGTTTGGCGCGCTATTCTTAAGCACCGGTTCAAAATTAAATAGAATGACCGAAAGCGGATTAGCGTTCGCAGACGGTACATACACAGCGTTAGGCGCTATGACAGATCTGTCAGCAATAGGATTAGATGCTGTCGATGTTATGACTAAATTTAGTTCAGTTGTACAAAGTATGGGCAAGCAAGCCTTTGTCCCGTTAGTACAAGAATTCACTAAGATGACAAATGCAGGTGCTGATTTTGGGATGTCGCTAGAAGACAGCACAGAGCGTTTAGGCGAAGAATTAAAGAAACGACAAATGATGGGTGCGTTAACTAATATGCTCGATTCGAACCAACGTGCAAAAGTAGCAGAACAAATAGCAAAATCTATAAGACAGCAACAAAAATATTCCTCTGCCTTAGGTATGTCAACTAGCGAGCTTGTTAATTTTACAAACGCATTAGTTACAGACACGCCTGGCTTAACTGCCGCGCTAAACATGCTTGACGATGAGATACGAAATCAAGTTATTGCAGGCGTTACAGATTTCGGTACAGCCATGAAAGGCATGGGCGGTGATGCAGGCGGTAGTATAGCACAAGCAATGACTGAAGCGGCTGCGAAAGGTGCAATGGGATTCAGCCAAGAAATGACTGATTTTGTGACTGCAATGCCAAGCCTTAAAGGCCCGTTAGACGAATATATAAACGCATTCAAGAATGGCACTCTTACACAAGAACGAGGTGTAGAAATTGCAGAAAAAGTCGCTAGGAAAATGGCCAGCGCGGAAACAGCAGAGCGAGAAAGAATAAGACGACTGGGCCTGGCAGGGAACGCATATGCAGATGTAATGTCCTCAGGTGTTGCACAATTTAGTCAAGCAATAAAAATTCTGGATGACGAGGCAGCTGGCGTGTTCGATCCTGTGCAAACTGGTACTAATTTATTCAACACTATAATCGCACAATTAGGCGGATCATTTAGAGCATTACAAAATTCATTCTTTGAAGGACTAAGCAAAACTGAAAACTTGACGGAAACATTCGAAGAAGCGTCTAACATAATTCGAGACGCTATCGAGAATGTATTTCCTATTTTCAGAGACAGCATAAAAGCAGGCGGCGAAGAAGTTGGATCATTTAAAGGCATGATTATAACTGCCGCAGAAAAATTAGCAGAATGGATCACGCAGATTCCAGTTATTGTAGAAACCTTAAGAAACGCATTTAATACAGTTAAAAACTTTATAACTGAGCAGATTCCAGTTATTGTAGAAACCTTAAGAAACGCATTTAATACAGTTAAAAACTTTATAACTGAATTGTTCGACCCGTTGTCGAATACAAGGATAAAACTTGCTAATCTTATAGACGGTTTTGTTACTACTGGAACTATATTAGGCGAGGTTGTTCTTGCCCTCACTGCAATTAAAGTTTCGTTAGGGGCATTAAACTTAGCTAAAGCGTTAACAACAGCAGTTTCTTCTGCTGGGGATTTCGTAGGACCTAAAAAGCCAGGAATGTTCAGCAAAGCATGGCAAGCCGCTAAAGGGGTAGCCGGCGTAGCAGGTAGAGGAGCACTAGCGGCCGGCTCAGGACTATTAGGAAGCAGTTTAGCAGTCGGTACA